AAATACAGCTGATCGCCAAACCGCTCCTTGATCCGGCGGTACAGCGGCAGCACCACGGCAATCTCAGCCCCCTCCGCCGCCAATGCCGAATACCGCTACCCGCGAGGCGGCCAGCCGCTCCAGAGCGCTGCTGCCCAAGAGTAATTCTGTTCTGGAAAATGCCTGTTCCATAGCGAATACCTACCTTTTTAATAGATTTATTATACGGCAAGGGTTCGGCGCTGTCAACCGGCTTGAAAAATAGACAAAATCTTAATATGATCTATACTGAAAAAGTGCATTAAAAAGTTCGATGAAATTTTAACAAAAAATATTGCACGCTGCGTGTAGGCACGGCCTTTTTTAGTTGCGCCGGGGCAGGGCGGTATGCTATAATAAAGGTATAAAATAGAGGGGGTTCTATATATGAAACGGATTTTTTGCGCACTGCTGGCCGGTGCACTGACCTTGGGCGCTGCCTTGCCGGTGCAGGCAGCGGATAAGGCAGTGCTGCGTGTGGCGGCAGACGCCAAGCAAACTGCCATCTCGGATCATTTGTACGGTGCGTTTATTGAGGACATCAGCTACGCCTGCGACGGGGGCTTGGTGTCCAATTTGGTGAATAACGACAGCTTTGAGTACGCCTCTGCGCCTACCACCGGCTGGGTGGCGGATGGGTTGAAACTGACCACCGAGGGCGATCTGCCCCTGAATAAGAACAATCCCACCTACGCCAAGGTGACGGTGGACGGCAAGGGCAGCCTGACCAACCTGGGCTTTACGGAGATTTATAAATACAAGACGGATAAATATGATAAAAAGAAAGCCAACACGGCGGATATGGGCTTTGTGGCGGACCAGGTGTATGATCTCAGCTGCTATGTGCGCTCCGACGGCTTTACCGGCACCGCGCAGGTGTATTTGGACTGCGGCGACGGCAAGCAGACGGCGGTGCAGCTGGACTTGAGCAAAACCGGCGGCGCCTGGAACAAGCTGACCGTACCGCTGACCGCCAGTGCCAGCAAGGATGGCGCCCTGGTATTTCAGCTGGAGGGTGAGGGGACTTTATACCTGGATTTCGTCACCCTGGTGCCCCAGGGCAGCTACGGTTACGGCAGCGACAGCTGGAAATATACCACTCTGCGCAGCGACCTGTTTGCAGCGCTGCAAAATCTGCACCCGTGGTTTATCCGCTTTCCCGGCGGGTGCCTGGCAGAGGGCGGCAGCCTGGATCAGTTGTACAATTGGAAAGATACCATCGGTCCCTTGGAGGAGCGCAAGCAAAGTGAGAACCTTTGGAAGGACGACAACGGCCGGGACTATAACAACACCAACGCCATGGGTTACCACGAGTATTTCCAGCTGTGCGCGGACCTGAACGCGCTGGCGCTGCCCATTGTGAATGTGGGGCTCAGCTGCCAGCCGCGGGCGGCCTATGATGACCATGCGGCAGCGTATGCCAAGCTGCGCATGACCGACGCGCAGTGGGAGGCGTATTTGACGGAAAAGGTGGGCCTGGACGAAAAGGATACCGACGCCCGCACGGAATATACGGACAAAATCAAAAAGCTGAACATCAACAGCGCCGCCGACTGGGAGGCGTATTTGGACACCATTGCTCTGCGCCCAGGCACGGATGCGTGGGACAATTATGTGCAGGATGTACTGGATCTGATTGAGTACGCCAACGGCGATGCCACCACCAGCTACTGGGGCGCACTGCGGGCGGCCAACGGCCACGCCAAGCCCTTTAATCTGCAATATATCGGTCTGGGAAATGAGAACTGGGGCGCCGTGTATGAACGCAATTTCAAGGCGCTTTACAAGGCGGTAAAAGAAAAATACCCGCAGATCACTGTGATCTCCTCTGCCGGTACTTACCTGGAGGGGGATGCTTACGACGGCAATATGGCGTGGATTGACCGGGAATTTAAAGACACGGTGGTGGACGAGCATTATTATACCTATGACGGCTACCTGTTTGACCACAACGATCGCTACGACAGCTTTGACCGCTCCGGTGCCCATGTGTTTGTGGGCGAGTACGCCGCTACCTCTGCCGGGATCGGCACCATAGAGACCAAGAGCAACATTTGGGAAGCGGTGGAAGAAGCCAGCTACCTGACCGGCTTGGAACGCAACGGCGATGTGGTGGATATGGCATCCTACGCCCCCACCTTTGCCAAGGTCAATGCCCAAAGCTGGAATGTGAATCTCATTTGGTTTGACAGCCGCCAAACGGTGCTCACTCCCTCCTATTATGTGCAAATGCTCTTTGCCAATAATGTGGGTACGCAGTATGTGCACGCCACTTTTGACGGCGGCAGTACCGTACAGGACGGGGTGTACCAGTCCGTTACCTGCGACCCGGAGAACCAGGTGCTGTATATTAAGCTGGTGAATACCTCCGGCAAGGATCGGACGGTGAATGTGCAGCTGGACGGCTACAAACCGAATGCGGTTTCCGTCCAAAGCCTGCAAGGAAAATTTAAGTCCGCCTGCAATGAACTGGACAGCAATACCACTGCGCCCACCCAAACGGAGCTGACCCCCGGCACGGACCTTCAGGTGGAGCTGAGCAAGTACCAGGTGAGTGTGGTGCGGGTGGCCTATGGCAAAAACAGCGGTGCGGATTTGTATAAATTGCCGGAAAAGGCGACCCCCACTTTGTCGGACGGTGGTAAGTTGTATCTGCCTCCGGCTACTGCGGGCATTGCTTTTGGCGCAGTTTTCGGCACTGCCGCTGTGTTTGCGGCCGTGGTGCTGCTGATACACCATAAAAAGAAAAAGCAGGGGAAATAATAAATAAAAGCGGAAAAAGACAAAAAAATATGGCTCCCTTGTAAAGAGGGCCAAATAGCTAAATCAAATAAGGAAAACAAAAGGCGCACACCGGTTTTGGTGTGCGCCTTTACTATGACGCTTTAGATGTGAAAAAACGGAAAGCGGCTTTTGCTGGTGTCGCGGCCTTTCAGATACACGGCCTCTACCGTGGCGGTCGGGTCCTTGAGAATGTTCTTGTCCAAGACGGCAAAGTCGGCACTTTCGCCCACAGCCAGTACGGCGCAGCCGGCGTCCTTGCAGTCCACCGGGATCAGGTCGTTTACTGCCGGCAGTACCGCCTTGCCCTCCAGGTCTACCACCTTGGCGTCTCGGTAACACAGGGGCGTATTGTAGCCGATATAGGCAATCTTGCCCTTGTCCTCTACCAGCACACTGTAAGTGAGATTCTCCTCATTCAGGGAGATAAAATCTGCGTTTGTATATACAACCATGGTCTGCTCCTTACTGCGTCAGCGCGTCTGCCAGTGCGGCCAGCGCGGTGCGGTCTGCGTCCTTTAAGGCGGCACGCACGGTGACGGTGCCCGACAGCAGGGTGATGGCTTTCATCTCCTCCAACTGGGCGGTCATGGTGCGGGCGGCGCTGGGCGCCCAGCTGCCGTTTTCAATCAAGGCCACGGTGCGGTTTTGGTAACTCTTGCTCTTTAAGTGGTGCAAGAAGTCCGCCATTACTGGGAACACCCCGCCGTCATAGCTGGGGGCGGCGCATACCATTTGGCTGTACTGAAATGCTTTTGCTACTGCCTGTGCCAAATCCGTGCGGCTTAAATCCGCGATTTCCACCGTTACGCCACGGCTTTTCAGTTCCTCCGCTAGCAGCAGAGCAGCCGCCTTCGTGTTGCCGTAAATGGAGGCATAGGCAATGAACACACCCCGGGTTTCCGGCTGATAGCTGCTCCAAGTGTTATACAGGTGCAGATAGGGGGTCAGGTCCCCTTGCAGTACCGGGCCGTGCAGCGGGCAAATGGTGGCAATATCCAGAGCGGCGGCTTTCTTCAGCAGGGTCTGCACCGGCGCACCGTATTTGCCAACGATATTGATAAAGTAGCGGCGGGCTTCCTCCGGCCAAGGCTCGTCCGTGCCTACGGCGCCGAATTTGCCAAAGGCGTCTGCGCTAAAG